GACCAATATTCAGTACCAGCAGCGGCATCAGTGATCAACATGTCTAAGATTTCCATATCAATTTCCATTGAAATGTACTCGCTCATGATGTTAGTCAATTCAGCTTCTGCATCGATGTTTTGGTAAGCAGCTAAATCTTGTGCAAATTCAGGAGTCCATACTGCTTTCAATTTCTTGGTTTTAGCAGTAATAGCTTGTGATTGCATTTGAACGTTGATCTCTGGGATAACGATTTGAGAAGCGCTCAAGTCGTTAGGAGAGGCGTAACCTGGAAGTGCTTGATCAGCTTCGAAATCACCACGGTATCTATCTGAAGTTAATTTGTTGTAGAATAACAACATTGCTCCAGTAGGTTGAGATGCATTTGAAATTACAAATGTAACTGTGTTAGCATCAGCATCGTATGAAGTGAAGTTTTGTAAGTTACCAGCTACAGTAGCGTTAGTACCAGTTACGATGAAAGCGCTAACAGCGTCTAAATCAGCAAAAGGAACATTAGCAGCTAATGAAGCAGAAGATAAAGTTACAGTCCATAAAGTACCAGCCTCAACTTCAGGGTAGAAACGTGAGTCGAAGTTAACTGATTCAGTTGTTGCAGCAGCTACAGCAGTAGAAGCAGTAACGAAAGAAGCAGAGAACTGGTTGGTAGAGTATGCGAAACGACCTAAACCGTAAAGACCACCTTCAGCAGCAGGAGTTGAGAAAGGATATTTACCAGCAGCGTTACGATCACCATATAATGAAGAACCTTCAACGAAAGGATTCTTACCAGAAGTTCCGTATTGGAAATCTAAGAAGAATACAAGGCCAGAAGGCATGTTCATAGGTTGAACTGAAACGAATTCTTTAGCTACGATAGTACCGAATACTTTACGTACTAAAGGCAATGCGATACCAGCCCAGTTCTCACCTTCAGTACCTGAAGTAAAGTATGAGTTAGTAGCGATTGTATTAGTTTCTGTTACTAATTGTTTTGCTTGGTTTTCGAGCATCAACGCCATGTTGTTTTTCTCTACTTCAACCAAACCTTCTAAAAGGCCAGTTTTAGCCCATTTTCCGGCTAATTTGGCAGCGTCAGACTGAAGGTTCTTCCATGAACCAGCAGCAGACTCGAGTAATTGATTTACTTGTGACATGTTTTTTATTGTTTTTTAATTTTTAAATATTAATTATTTAATTCCGGCAAGTTTTTGCCATCTTTCAAACTGATTATTTACCTCTAAGATTGGGGCTTTAGGAGCAGTACCCATTGGTTTTGAAGCTCTGCCTAAATTTTCTTTAATAGCAGCTTTTGCTGTGGTTAAACCTTCGCTTAATGTTTCAAAAACGAGTTTAACTTCTGCTACAGTGGCAGCTTTATCAAATGCACCTAATACCTTTGCTTTTTGGTTTTCAGTCAAGTTTTTACCGCGGAAGATTTTATTAACATAAAGGAGTTTAGAATTTAATAAATTGATTTCATTAAGTTCAGACTTTAATTCTTCAATTTCTTTTTTCATTTCATCAACTTCTTCAGCTTTCATATCATCGCCTTCTTTCACAGCATCTGCTTTTTTACCTTTGATAAGATCCTTAACACCTTTAATTTTATCTTCAGCATATGCTGCGATAATAGATGCTAAAGGAACTCCAACAGCTCCGGCAATTACTGCCATAATAGCTTCTGCGTCTGAAAGATTAATGGCTCCGATATCATAAATCTCTTCCATTTTTTCTTTTTTACCTTCCATAGTCATTTCAGTTTCATCTTCAACTTCAATTTCAACTTCATCATCAGATTCTTCATCTGTTTCATCAGCTTCAACATCACCTTCTAATGTACCTGCTTTGATCATGTCGGCAATAACATCTTCAACGAATGCTTTGAGGTCGTCTTCTGACATTTCTTCAAGATCAATTTCTTCATCTTCGTCTTTGTCTTCTTCATCCTCTTTCTCGTCTTTCATACCGTCGAGGTAACCCTCTTCTTCAGCATCTGTACGAGCATCTTCATTGAGTTCTTTGTCGAGTTCAGCTAAAAGTTCATCCAAATCCATTTCCTCATCCATGCCTTCTTTGTCTCTCATCATCTCAGTTTCGTACTCAGTTGAATCGTCACCTTTTAGTCCACGGCGCATTACTGGATTTGACATCTCTTCCATGTCCTCTTTTTCGTCTCTCATGCCGTCTTTGTAGCCTTCTTCTTCGGCATCTGTTCGGGCATTTTCTGATACTTTAGCTTCTTCTTCCTCTTCATCCATTTCGGCTAGCTTTGCAGATAGCTTTTCTTTCAGATAAGGAGCGAAAGATTCTTCAAGTGCCAGTTTTGCATTTGCAATAGCTGTTTCTTTAACGGCTTTTGCATCAGCGATAGCTTCTTTAAGCAAATCTCTGTTTTTCATACTGTTTGTCCTCAAATTAATTGTTGGAAATACACTTATTATTGACGAATGTCGAAGTGTAATAAAAATTTAGTTCTCGATGTGATATAAGAAATCACATATTATACCAATACATATATAGAGATTTTTTAAAATTACATTTTCATGAAAAAAAAAGCCCTCCGAAGAGGGCTTTGGCCGAAGGAATAAAATCCTAAGGGGATTGCCTAAGGTAGCAGGCTTTTTAAATTACCGGACATGTGCCGTTAGCACATAGAATTTCTGATAATAATGTGTTTACTTTTGAATAATTGTTTTGGGAAGAAAAATCTAATCCTTCTTTAATTACGTGCATATACGAACCTGGGTTTGAAGGTGTTGAAACAAAATCCCAACATAATAATTCGAAATCGTCTTGTACTTCTAATACTTCACCTACTTGCTTTAATGAACCCATTCCACGAGATGAAACACCTACTTGTACGTTATTTTCGATTAATGCTTTTAAGATATTACCTGATACTGTAGGTAAGATTTCGATTTTACCAATTACTTGGTCTCCATCCCACCACATATCTCTAATAATATGGGATACATTTTTAAGATTAATAATAGAAGATTCAGGATGATCTAACTCACCAGTTGCTCTATTTTCTTTAACAACTTCTTTATATTTGTTAATTTCACGCTCCCATAAATCCTTAGAATAATAACGACCATTGCCATTTTTTACTTCAGCAGTAGCTAAGATACCCTCAACTAATGGATTACCAGAAGGTGCTTTCATTTCAGTTAACTGTATAGGGTTAACTCGGAATGCTTGGGTTTCTATAAGGACTTGTTTCATATTAGATTTTTGATTGAGCGTCAGCTTCTTTTTTCTTGATATTTGCCAATGCAAGTTCAGCAGCTGCTACTTGTTTTGCAAGATCTTCTACTTTTTTTTCAGCGGCCGCAATTTGTTGATCCATAGGTCCTTCTTCTAAAGATGCTTCTTCAAGTTCTTCTTTAGTTACATCCATCATTTCTAATAATGAATATTTAGATTCTTTTAAATCACCATATCCTGAGGATTTGTATTTGCCTTTAGCGTCTACAATTTTTCCAGCACCTGGTACATCATCTACGTAACCTTGGATTTTAAGACCAAAAGCTGCATTTGTAGTATAATATGTAATATCTTTAGATAAATTTTTAGCAACGATAGCTTTTAATTCATCTACTGTTTTATCAGAATTTTTTGGATCTCCCATTTCTGTAACATATCCCATAAGAAATTCTTGGCCGTATATGTTATCAATATTTTTAGTATCTTTGTAGTCGTAGTTTTTAGTTTCCATATCAACCACTTCTTTATCCGTTTCTTTCATATCCGCCTTTACTTCAGCTTCAAATATTTTAAACCAATCTTGATTTTGAGTAGGTTGAAGTGAAACCAATCCACCAGCGCCTTCAGAGATAATACTTTTACCTTTTAAGATATTAATAGTTTGTTCAAAGGTATTATTAACAGTAAGATAATTTGGGAATTGTCTTAATGCTTGTTTTAAAAAGAAGTTTTTATCACCTTTACCTTCTTTAATTAAATTGTACTGTTGTTGTAGTGTCATGATTATAAATATTATTAATCTTTGAACATTTCAATCAAATCATCTAAGTAATCTACAGCTAAATCTGTACCATATACTACCGAAAAATCTGGTTTTTGTCTGTATTTATCCATTGTTTTGTTTTTTGCTTGAGCCAACAATGGAATGAGCTCGTTTAATTTATCTTCTAACTTATCAAATCCTAATATACGAGATGTAATATGTTTTTTTAATTCTGGGCTTTCAATACCTAATGAATTAATGTATTCTTCAACATTAACATCTGCTTCATTCAGTGGTGATGTTTTACCACTTGCTGGAACAATTGTTACTGAGTTTGTAGATTTTGGTTTTGGGGCTAATTTAAAGTTAAATTGCTTAACATAAGCATTATCTTTAACTCCCGTTGGTCCTGCTTTAGCACCCGGACCCATAGTTGCTCCAGGACCTTCTTGTACTGGGGCTAATTTAAATTTATATGGGGATTTAGTTAAGATATCTCTATCGGTTCCTTTAGCTTTTTTATTTGAATTAAAAGCATATGGTGTAGCATAATTTTCACCTTCGGTTCCTGAAGTAAATCCTGAGTTACTTGCTGTTGTTGAATCTTCAGCTAATGATTTAAATGTTTCGTATTCTGCAGGATAATTTTTTCTTAGATAAGATCTGAATTCATTAAATCCTTTACTGATGGCTTGGGAAAATTCAAAAAATTTAGGATCATCTTTTTTAGCAAGAGCTAAATCTTTAATATAATCTCTTAATTCAGCATATTTTTTAAATGTAGAATCAAATTCAGGAACAGATTCTATAGACCAAGTAATTTGTCCAGTTTCAGGATCAATATTAGTAACGGTGGATTTTCTTCCACGGTTAATCTCTGTATCCCCAATCTCTAGTTCTTTTAACTTGTATTTAAATTTACCCATTTGCTTTTTGTAATTCTTCTTTAAGTTCACAATATTGCAACAAGTTAATTAAATTATCATCTCCAACAGAAGCAACTTTATTTAATGGATTAAGTATATTAACCACCTCATTAATTTTAATTTGAATTGCTTTATCTTTTACTTTAGATGAAAGATTTATTAAATCTTCTTTAAGAGAGGTAACTTTACTATTGTAAAATTCTTTTAATCTAGGAGCATTATCAACTGAATTGATAAATTCTTTAAGAATTTCCTTTTGATCATCATTCAACGTACCATATTTACCATTGAATTTTTCTAACATAACTCGGTATGTTAAAATTCTAATATCTTTATCGTATGTTTTAAATTCTTCCATTAAATCATCTTCTACCTTTTGTGTTTTGATAGGAGATTCAACCATATACTCTAAAAGAGTAATTTTATTTGAAATAATTTGGTCTGGGTTGGATAGATTTTCGCTATTATATATTTCTAAAAGTGTATATAATGAAGCATATGTTTTATACGTTGGTAATTGAGTCTTAAAGAAATCATTTAAATTATAATGTTTAGAGATTTCATTAATTAAATTATACTTTTGTCTTTTTAAAATACCTCTATTTAGAGATTTTGATGCTTCAATAATCGTAGTTAAAATCATATCTGCTTTTGTTTCAGATATATTTTTATGCTTCGTTAAAGTTTCATATAATTTATATTCTTTTCCTAATTCGGATTTAACGAAATATTTTTTCATTATACCAGCTGCCTTTGAATTTTTACCAGATAAGGTATCTGCTGTAATTTGTCTTACAAGCAATTCAAAAAGAAGCCCGGTATTTTTATATTTTGAATGTTTAATGTTCATTCCCTAGGGTTTTGTTATAAATATATAGAGATTCTTATTCTTTAATGTTAGATTCATCCAATAATGATTCTCCTTGATTTTTAAGACTTAATTTCTTATCCATATTTTCAAAAAGAATTTTATTTTTTAATTTAGCTTCTAAAGCTAAGGGGGAACCTCCTTTATATTTAACTCTAATAGAATCAGATTCGTTATCATCTGCTTTCATACCTTTAGCTCCTAAACGATCTTTACCAAACGCGTTATCTTGTGTATTACGATTTGATACTTTTTCTTCAGGACGTCCTAAAGGTTTTTTTTCATTATATCCTGTTGGAATATTTGCTGGATCTGAATCGTATCTACCTGTTCCATATAGTGAAGCTAAGTCGTGTGGTGTACCATATGATTTACCGGTTTCTAAAGGATCATTTCCTTCAGCTTCAATTTGAGTAACACGGAATTTACGTTTTTGGTCTTGTACAATTAAATCTCTATATTCATCATACTGATCAGCACTGAAATGGAATACATTTTCATAGATCCAATCTGAAGGGAACAATTTTGATTCCATCATTGAATTAGCTAATTCAACTTTTTCCTTCATTAAAGCAATACGCTCTTGATCATAAATAATTGATGGTGTAGTTAAACTTAACTCAAAATTAGTTAATGACTCATCTGTGTATCCTTGGGTGTATAAATGGACTAATGCGATCTTATATAATTCTGATAGGGCAATGCGTTGTATACGGTCAATTGTGCGAGCAAAACGTATATCTTCGGCTGCTAATGTTGCTTTACCAGTTAAATCTTTTTCATAACCCATAAATGCTTTTGGAACTTTAAGAGCAGCAAATAATTTATCTCTTAAGTAAGTAACATCAGATATACCATCATATGTTAATCCTGGGGTTGTTTCGATTTTAGTTGATGTGTCATTGCCTCTTAAAGGAATATAAAAATCCTCCATTAGGTTTTGCATATTGTATTTTTGGTTATATTCTCCATTTTGTGGATCCATCAATGGAGTACGTTTCATTGTAGAAATAGTTTTCTGCATGAAATTTTCTACTTCACTTGGTGGAATAGAACCAACATTAATATAGAATATACGACGATCTGGGCTGCGGGAAATTCTATGAATTAACATAGCATCTTCCATCAATGCATATTGTTTAAAAATACGACGGCCTGGTTCTAGATATGAGCGACCATATGGGAGATAATTAACATCAGTTAATAATCTAAAATGGGCCATTTCATAATTATCAAAATAGATACCATTTTCTTTATCTCTATCAAATGTATTAGGGACACCATAATAACCTGATCCTCCAGCATATATTCCCTCTGGTGAATATCTGAATCTTACAGCATTTGGATGTTCAGGATCATAGTTTTCTTGTCTTTCAATATGATATGCAGTATACGGAATTACATTATAAACACCATATTTTTCAGCAATTTCTAACTTAAGGAAAAAGTCACCATATTTGTTCATTTGGCGAATCCAAGACCATAAGTTAAATTCAATATTTAATACATCATAAAAAAGATTATATAGTATTTTTTGAATATTATCATCACTTGAACGAATTTGGAGTACTTCTCCCATATCATTTTTTAAAGTACATTCATCCGAAATAATATCAAGTGCCGAAGCTACAATAGCATCATAATCCATAATATCATAATCTGAATAGATCATGGTACGTAGGTACTGATAGTTAACGTTTATCTGGGATCCTAAAAGTGATGTACTAGAAGGGGAATAGATACGATTATATCTATCCATTAATGAGTTAGTTGCAATATCGCCCGATGTTTGAATTGAATCAACATCCATTACTTTCAATTGGTTGCCTCCTTGATTTCGGATAATTACATCAGTTGAAAATAATCTTTGTAATCGGGTAAATAATCTAGTATCTGCCATTGTTTTTTATATTATTATATCCTATAAATATTTAAAGAAGCCACTTAATGTCCTCTTTTCCACCATAAGGATTATCTATTTGGTATGGATTTTTATTTTTATTACCTCCATAAGCACCAACATACGTAGTTTTTGTCATACCTCCAAGCGTAGCTCGAGTCATATCATGAGAATGTTGTTGAAACTTTAAAGATGTATCTCTTAAATACATTCCAATACCAAAACTCATTACTAAATCGTCATTATACCCACCTTGGGCTTCTGGTCTTCCGTTTTTCCATATAAATACCTTCATTTCCTCTAACAATCTCTTGGATTGGATTGTTACTGATCGATCACCCACATATTCTCTAAATTTATTTACAACCAATGGTCTTGTTCTCATTGACATTGTAAAACCAGGAGTGAGTTCTGAGTTGCCTTCAAATACTCTTAGATAAGAGTCGGCAGTCATTTGATCTGATTTTGGGGATTGGTATAAATTACGATATCCTCTTTCAATAATAGCATCTAATGTTGCCCAACCAATTGAAGCGTTTTCAACTACTAACATTGCGTTATTGTATTCAGAAGCTAAACCTACTAAAAAATAACCATATTCTTTAGGAGGCATTTGTCCTTTATATTCTGCTACTTGAGTATTTGTTTGAATATCAATAACATGACATGCAGATGAGTCTTTTCCATCACCTCTGGCTACGTCAGCTACTATCATATACTCGCGTGTATAATCTGCTGGTTCCCATATCCAAAGATTTTGGTCGATTCCTCTACGTTCAAGAGGTTCTTTAATTGTTGTTTGAGCTATAAATTCAATCCATTCTGAATAGAAAACAGTGTCTCCAGATGTACTGAAATCGCAATCACATTCTTGGGATGCTAATCTAGGGTCACCTAATAATTCATCTTGGCGTTTTCTCCAATCTTCATTTCGTTCAGGATGGACATACCAAGGTAATTTAATTGGTAAAAAGTCATTTTCTGCTGCTTCTGCTCTAACCCATGTTTGATGAAACCAGTTACCAGTACCGTAAGGAGTTGATAATACAATCGCACCACCACCAGTTGCTAAGGTTTGTTGAGCTGATGCCCAAATCTCACCAATGTTTTCAATAAAAGCGGCCTCATCGACTACTAGCAAAGATACTGCTTCTGATCGACCTGCATCACTTGATGCTGAAGTGGCTTTGATTTGTGAACCGTTATTTAAACGAAGTGTTAGTTTATTGTGTTCGTCTGCGGGTATTTTTAACCAAGAAGGTAAGTTATCATACATAAACTTAACCTTGGTAACCATGTTTTTGGCAGTTTCCTGTTTGGTTGCAATACAGAGTACGTTTTTATCTTTATGGAATAACATTAACCATAAAGAATAACCTGCTGATAATGTTGATATACCTAATTGACGAGATTTTAATACAATTGAATATGGATTATCTCTAAATAAACGTAGTGTTTTTTCTTGGAAAGGGTATAAATTAAACATTACCCTACCTCTTTGGGGGTGCTGTATATAACAGTATTTTTTCATAAAATGTGCTGGGTCTTGAGCACATTTCAGATATTCCTGTCTAATTATCGCTTTTAAATCTTGTTGAGCCATTATTTACCTATTTTCCAATAGATACGGCCTGAGAGAACTGGTTGTAAATTTTGGTTGATACCTACACCCAAGCCATATGCTTGTTTCTTTTTATTTTTATACATTAACTCAGCACCAACATAGTTAAGTTGATTCATATTTCCAGACATTCCTAAACCATAATAAAGTTCACGTTTATTTTCATAAACGGTATTTGTAATGGTTACAGTTTTAACGGGAATATCAACTTTGTATTTAAAACTACGAGATGCTATTTTATTTTGAGAAATAACATCATCTACTACTACATAACCCAAAGTATCTAAAGATAAAGTATCTGAATATTCGTATTTTGCATAATACTCAAATAGTATAGCGGCTGTATCAGCTGGAATGATGTAGGGGATGTATTTAGGGATTTCTTTGGTTTTCCATTTTGGAACATAAACCGGAACTTCTTTTTCTACAGTAACATATTCTGTTTTAGTTTCAGTTACTGTTTTAACTTTAGGAGGTTTTTGTCCAGACCCAGAGCAAGCCCTCATCAATAAAATTATAATGATGAGTACTACAATGAGTATATTTTTTAAATTTCCGAAAACCTTTTTAAAATCCATATTAATTTTAGATTTCATCGTCATCCATAGATGGATTAACGAGTGCTTCAAGCTCTTTTTTAATTTGAGTCAATGTTTTTAATCTCTTTAATAGATCTTCTTTTTCTTTACCTTCAGATTTTTTCCATTGATTAACTACTGTTTTCATTTCTTTTTCAGTAGCAGCTAATTTAGCAGCATTTTTAGCTAATGAATTAGTTTTTTTAAGATCAGCAGCTGTAGGTTCTGAGGTGTCTGTGTCAAATTCATCTGTTGCAGCTTCAGAAAGGACACTAATTATTTCTTCACGAATGAATTCTTTTAATTCAGATTTTTTCATTGTATTAGTTTTCATATAAATATTACAAAGAAAGTGCAGATTTCACTTGTGCAATACGTTCTTCAGTAGAACCTTTAATACGTACCAAATTTTTAATTTTATGTTTGTTAAAATCTAATTGAAATTTAATAATAGAATCGATTGTTTCTCTATATTGCAAATCTGTTTCACGAACTCCATTATCTTCCATATCAACTCCTTCAGGAGAAACATAAAACAAATAATCATATTCATGAAGCATTGTTGTAGCAAATTCGCAAAATTTTTCAGCATCATAATAATTCATTGATTTAGATGCTTTTGCAAATGCCATTACATCAATTACAGTACGATCTGTAATGATATTTTCTTGCATTAGTTCGCTTGCTCGTTCAGCTAAAAATACTGCTTGTCCTTTTGTAGTTGAATCCGTATTCAATGGAATACCAAGTTCCATCAAATATTTTGAACGCTCAGTTCTAAATGTATAATTTTCAAATTCAGGTAATTCTTTTAACGCATTTACAAGCGTTGTTTTACCTACTGACATTGTGCCGCAAAAACCTATTTTCATGATTGTGAATCTCCTGGTTTAACTCTGTAACTATCGAAATCAAAATGTTGTGTTGATACCTCAAATATAGTGGCTCCTTCTGTAAGAGCCAACATTTGGTGAGGTTGACCTGGCATTAAATGGATGCAATCTCCTTCTTTAACATGAGTTTCATGTTCAGTAGCTGTTTCAGTATCAATCCATTTATATAAAAATTCGCCTTTAGAAATATACCATGCTTCATCTTTAAGCAAATGGAAATGCATTGAAAACTGTTTGTCTTTCTTAAACACTAAAAGTTTACCACAATATAGATCATTATTGATAATCCACAATTCGTGACCCCAAGCTTTTTCATGTCGCTCACCTTGATAAGGTTGAGCTTGTAGAGTTAATTCTCTCATTTTAAAATCTATTTGTTTGGCCTTTCAATCCAGGATTTTTATACCAAGGTAATCCTTCTCGATCACGTCTTGCTTCTTTCCATTCGTCTTCTGTTTTACGAATACCATGAATATAATATTCACGTTTTTTCATATCTCCTTCAGGAATTAAAGCAGGACCATCCCAACTATGAAATTTATTATTCCACACATAAGCAATAGTACCATCTGCTTTAGTTAACTTTTTTGTTTTTTCGTATTGTTCACTCATAACATTATTGATTAATTATATCTCCAGTTCCTTGTTCATAACGATACAAATGGTTTTTGTATTCTCCAAGCACAGATTCAGCAACATAAATTGCTTGTGCTCCTGATACTGTAATACCACGTGCTGATAAAGCATCACCTACAAAATGGACATCATTATATTTAGTTAAACTCAAATCTTTGTAGTTTACAAGTGGTTCAGGTGAGAGGTATTTTACTTCAGGAATATACATTCCCCAATCATCTTGCAATGTTGGGAATACTTTTTTCATATCCATAATAAAATCCATCACATATTTGAAATAACCTTCCATTGCTGGTTCTACAACATGAACAAGTGTATCTAGACTAATTTGAGTGGCTGTTACATTATTACCTTCAGATGTTGTTGATGGTCGTCGAGTGGAATTTGGTGAATAATACAAACCTGTTCTTATAGTATCTCCTACAGGATGAGATTCTTCCATTTGTAATTTAGAAACAACTTCACGTGACCAAGTAAATGGATCTTCAATACCATTAATTTCCATCAAGATACCAAAGTTAGTCATATCGTTTCGGTAACGCATATCTTTTTTAGCGTGACCATTGTAGCTGTGATCTCCATATGTTTCCTCTACAGCAACATAAGCGGCATTATTGTTTGTACAGAATGAACGAAGTGAAACACCTTCATCTTCAAACTTACGATATAACTTAAAGTCGTATGAAATATCGATTAGCTTTTGGAAGTGTTCTTGTGGTGCTTCAAATCGAACACCAATTTGAACTGATTTAGGTTCGTCTGGGAGTTCATATTGGTTAGCTAGTTCTTGAGCGAAATCAATACCTGATTTACCTACAGCAAAAATCAAACGATCATAAAAAATTCCATCGTTATCCATATTTGCGAATTCAGGTTTAACTGATTTCATGATAACTTCATTGTGTCTAAAGTTGATGTTAGATACTTTAGTTTCCCAATGGAATTGTACACCTTTAGATACTAAATAATCGTACCAGTTTTTAGCAATTTCAGATAGATAATCTGTACCTACGTGCCATACTGGGAATAATCGTAAACCGAAATATGGTTTAATGAATTCAGGTTCCTCAACAGGATTTGAACATTGTACTTCTTCTGGGTTAGGGTGAAAACGTTTGAAATTGGTAATTACTTGATCCATCAACTCCATTGCTTTATCTTCACCACAATATTTTGACAATTGTCCCCCGATTGCTGTGTGGTAAGTAAGTTTACCATCAGACCAACCTCCAGCACCTAGAAATCCTGTCATTACTTCTTCAGGTTTACGTTGGTATGGATCTTTACCCATATCAATGATTGTGATTAGTTCACCAGGATAACCATTGTCTACAAGTTTTGTTGCAGCATTAACACCAGCCACACCGGCTCCTACAATTACGATTTTTTCCATTTATTATATTTTACCTTGATTTTTATTGATTGAATATACGAACAAAAAAT